GGAGTACCATCTCGTCTCCACTGACATATTGAACTCTGACATCAGAACGTATAGTCCCCAGAGAAAGAACCAATACCCGAACCACATGATGAAGAACCCCGCCGCCTTACTGCCTAAGCACATACCTGGCGCCAATATCCGATAGCAGAATGGAGCGGGGATTGACGTTAAGGACTGATTGGTGATCATCCTGATGTAATAGCTCCCACCATTATCATCCTTCAACTGAGAGATGTCAGAATTGGCCACCACAACCATGGCGGTAAGAATGGCCATAGCGATAAGAAACTGAATCAAGCGATCAGTTGCTGATCGCTTGACCAAATCTATGGCATTGACTAGGAATGCTTTCATCAATTATCTCCTGGTGAGGTTGATGGGGTCAACGAATTGGCAATCATACTAAGTCCAGCTTGTACCGAAGCGATGCTCTGCACCGGGAATGTCATATCCAGATCAACGGCATGTGACCATCCAACAGATGGAACGAAAATGTGCGTCATGATGATTACATGGGGGAGAGTTTCATTCGTGTCATACGTAGTCAAAGGCATGACTGAGATTACGAAGCGTTTTGAAAACGCCTTCGGCTCCGGACCAACGAATAGATCAACGGTAGCACAGCGGAAGTCAGAGTTGGGCTTTTCTCCCATAATTATATCAGCCCACGTTTGATCAGCTCACGATCTATGGCGGAGGGGTTGGTCCGGTATTGATTTTTCGTCCTCCACCTGTCGACGACACCCATCGTCTTCAGCAGATTCAGCCTCTGGCTCATCTGCTTCCGATCAGCCGAATCACGCCCACCGAGACGATCAAATAACTCGGAAGCCGAGAAGAAGGTACCTGTACCTCCACTGATGCTTCTCAATTCAAGAAGCATCACAGCGATCAATGTGTTATTCTTTTGGTCCATGACTCTACTCCTCTTAGTATAAGAAGGCAGGCCGGGAAGGGACGCGCGGTACGGAAAAAGACCCGGCCTGCCGTGTGGGGAATGAAGGAACAACTCCTGGACAAGCGCTTCACTGACGACTGAACAACTTGTCCGATCAATCGGTCATCGTAACCACCTCCAATCTTGTTTTTCACCGAATCCATGGTCATTGCCTATCCCTGATCGCCGTGGCGGCCGCCGTTTATTCGCCCGAGCCGGGCATGTACAATGTTACACCGACTCGAAATCCGAACCGTCCATAGTCATCGTTGGTGATCAACTTCGTCCCCAGCATCGTGTTATCGACCGAATGCCATAGATAACTGACACCGATACGAAACGTGATTCGTGAGGCAAGGGGGAACTTGGCCAGGCTCTCGAATCCAGATTGAAAGCCAGCGGCCGTAAAGAGTGGGGAATGAAAGTCAGCCGGGATGTTCTGGTCCCCGGACAACGTGTTGTAGATGTAGTCCACCGTAAGGCTAGGCCACTTATCGGGGTTGTCGGGGATGCCAATGGAGAACCCACCGGCATACGCTGAGCTGGACAGGATGACCAGGCCCAGGACGAGAGTGAAAAGAACGTGCTTCATGTTACACCTCCTATACATTATGGTTTACTTGTTGGCGTCAATGCCCAAAGAATACCAATGATGAGCATGGGCACGATCAAAGACAACCAATACTGTATCTCAGGCTCATCCAGTTTATCTTTAATCCGAGTCCACATCAATATTCTCCCTAAAATAATGTCAGGGAAGTCCATCACTCATCATCCTTTCTAGGCCGCCCTCTCTTGGGAGCCTTAAATGCTCTACCCAAATCAACACTGTTATAGACCAATAACTTTCTGAACGGAACAATCCATGTGGAGAAGTCATCAGTGATGGACTTCAGCCCGTGCTTACGCACGCGTTGAAGGAATTCATTGGGCGCATATTCTGAATGGGATGAATAGACCTTTGACAACTCCATCCCAAAGCTATGTTGATGATGATATTGCCAGAACCACCAAAGATCTATCAGCTTTCTATTTCGACGTAGCAAGCTCATACTTTCTTTGAGCGACTGGCCCCTCTTATGACCGGCCTTTATGGGACCAATGCTTCTATCGGTGTTGCCATTGGCATCGCTCCGTACCTGATCAAGACGATGCATCAAGTCAAAGAACGAACCGAATTCAGTAGCCAATGCCTTTGCCGTTACTTCACCAACTCCGGGAACACCTGGGATGCCATCACTATGATCACCCCCAACGATTTTGAAGAGCAGGAATGAATCCGGCGTCCACCCCTGCCCTTCCATGGAGGAGAGAGTATTGAGCATCTGAGAGGATGGGTTGAAGACTGAAATACGATTGGTGACCATCTGAAGGAAATCATTGTCAGTGGAGACCACAATGGTTGGGGGAACATCAGCTTCACGGGCCAACCAGTATATCGCATCATCACCTTCAACACCGTCGAATCGGTATTGCCTGACACCCAGATAGGAGAGCAATCGCATCACCTCACGTATCTGGTCATGCATGTTATCGGGGAAGAAGTCAGTATCTCTTTCTGAGCGTCTGCTTTTATACTCGGGGAATAACTTCCTACGGAATGCACTTCTCCCACCATCCCAGCATACCGTCAATGCTCGAACGCTCGGTCCAATGAATGATCGTATAGACTGAAGAGCTCCGAACAGAATTGATGTGTCCTGTCCTTTGAAGCTCAGCGATAGTTTCGCGGCAACTCGATAGGATAAGTTATGCCCATCAACTATGACATGGTACTTAGGCGGACCGGTGAGCTGCTTCGATAGTGCCACCCTACTTGGCGTAGACGTCTCCATGGAGCTGCTCCTTTATCTGCTTCCAATGCTTTCCAATGTCAGATTCTCTGAACCTGATTGATGAATCATCAACAAGTTCATACCATCCCCTGTCTTTGGTGAGAATACCATCACGAACGAGTATATCAGCGAACCCATTCCAACGGTCCAGGCCAAATCTATGTTGATACTTGTCTGTCCATACGGTGAATGTACCAGAGCCGAATGGTGGTCGAACACGATTCTTTTCCACGATACAATCGACGAGATGGCCAATGAACGCACCAGTTTTATTCTTCAGCTTCGTCGTCCTGCGCACGTGCAGGCCTACGCTCGCATGGAAGGGCACAGCTTCACCACCAGGTCTAGTCTCGGGATTGCCAAACATGATGCCAAGCTTCTTTCGTATCTGATTGATGATGATGAAGGTGATATCATGGCTATAGTACAACCCGGTAAGGTCTCGCATACCACGGCTGATAATCCTGGCTCGCTCAGCCATCTCAGCCCTACCGTCAACGTATGGTTTATCCAACTCTGAGGCAGTTATCAGGGCCGCCAATGAGTCAAGGCCAATCAGTATAGGACCTGAACATCCGGCTTCACGCAGTTTGATGGGCAGCGCTCTGCAAAGATCAAATACCTCCTCAAAGGTACGGAGATGAACGTACACGAGACGCTCGGTATCAATACCAAGATGCTTACCGAAGGCTACCGAGAAGGATGACTCCGAATCTATGAGAATGAAAACTCCGCCGGCCTTTTGGCAATGATAACCGGCATCATATAATATCATCGATTTGGCTGAGCTCCTGGGACCATATATCTCTATGATCTTGCCCTGAGGGAAAGCTCCCTTTAATGGGTCACCCATGATTTGATTAAGAACCATTGATGTGGAACGAATCCAATGATCGGCGATCTCTATCTCACCGGAGCCGAGACGGACCACTGAGGATGAATCGTATCCTTTCAAAGCCCGGTCAAGTAGTTTTTTCGTTACCTTAGTCATCCCTGTTCTACCTTTCAATTCGAGGTCCCCCGGCGAGAGGAGTGTAAACCGGGGGACCTCTCTTTCGACCAGCCCATCATCAGTCGGAGGAAGGAGGCGATAAGGACCAAATCATAGGCTGGCCGGCCGCTCGGACCTACTTTCTATGGCGCCGTTTGGCCTTGCCCGCCTTGGGCTTCGACCGATCGCGTTTGGACTTCTTCGACGGGGGCTCCTCGTCGTCGTCCTCTTCTTCCTCCTCCTCGTCATCATCGTCTTCGTCGTCCTCTTCTTCCTCCTCCTCGTCATCATCGTCGGAGTCTTCCTCCTCTTCCTCCTCCTCGTCATCATCGTCGGAGTCTTCCTCCTCCTCGTCATCATCGTCGGAGTCTTCCTCCTCTTCCTCGTCGTCGAGGTTGGCGTACCAGTCGGAGGCCATGATCGCCCGGCGGAGGTCCGCCTCGGACTTTTTCTTGGGGTTCTTGACTTCGATGTCGTGTTCCTCGATGAGTTCGAGCAGTTCGTCCCGGTCCATGCTCTTCAGGTCCAGGGTCTCGACTTCCTGCTCTTTGCTCTTCTTCGCCTTCTTGTCTTTCTTCTTGGCCATGGCCAATGCCTCCTCAATTTCATCAGATGACTTGGGTTGGATGTCCGGGCACTGAGTCAGGTCAACCGCTTTCTTCATAGCTCCTTTGGGGATGGTTGATGACTTTACCCGGGGACGAACGCCGTACTCGGTGTCCAGTCCTGTCCCCGACTTGGTGATGACGACGTCGCGTCCGTCCGTTTCATCCGTCATATCACCATAATCGGGGTCAGTGAAGTATTCCAGCACGGTCTTGAACACCGTGATACCGGCCGGAAATATCTGCGGTCCTTTCGACTCGTTGTCACGATCGATCACGTTCATATAGAAGCGCGGCTTCATCCGTATCTTCTTGGCCAACTGAACATTCTCGATCGTCTTCGTCGCGAACAGTTTGGCGACGTGGTCACAGATGGGGCATTCACCACCTGATGGCTTGGGACATACAATGGGGATATCGTCAACCCCATAATGAACGCCACCCTCGACGTAGAACGAATCCATATTACCGACTGGCGGCAGAATCCGAATCTGACTATTGCCGTCACTCGGGTACCAGAATGGACCACCTTCGGTCCTTCGCTGAAGCTCAGCTTGTTTGGCCTTCAAAGCCTTGATATCCAGCGGCGGACGTTTGTGCTTGTGGTCGTCCTTCAATTCTCCTCCTTTCATTGTTCTCGCCTCATCAAATTCACCAGAGCGACCATTGAATCACGTTTGTGAACCAGAGCCATGACCAACGCTTTGAGCAACCCCGCATCCCGTTTAGCCGAAAGGTATCTATCCTGATGCTTGATATAAGTCTCATCCGTTGAAATCATGGCCAATAGTTGTGCCTCGGTTATCTTCCCTTCCTTCCGACGAGCCTCCTTTCTAAACCTGATATCAAGTTGAGAGTAGCATCTATCCAATTCAACTTTGCGTTTATCAACTTGGTTAGTTGCCATCGCCTCCAGAACGGCAATCCATCCGAATAGCCCTGGCTGCCTAGATAGCGCTGTATCTATGGTCTCCCGATTGATTTTGAGATCATCAGAGAGGTCGATCTTATAGAGATTGCTACCTATCTTGATCTCGAATTTGAACGACTGTATTTGATCTGGATTCTTCATCGCTTTATATCCTCACCATCGGGGCCAACCAACTTACGTCCACGTACCTGGATAAGTCCAGGCTGGCTATTGGTGATCAGTTTACCAACGGACTTTGGACGAATGAAATAATTGGCTATCACCTTTATCTCTAAGTTGCCCATGACAGTAAAGGTGGCGGAACATGATGGACACCGATACTCTATAGTGCTGTTCAATTTATTTGATTCATTGACCGTCACCAATTCGATGTCGAATGAACGATTGCAATGAAAACAAATCGCTCTCTGCGTAACTCTAGCCTGCCGTTGTTGTCCTGCCTTATGTCCCATTGCTCCTCCATTATCATCCATAAGTATAAAATGCATCAAATATGGCTATAGATCTATTTTTTTCATATCGCCCCAATTGGGGCCAACCTCAACATCGATCTCCATCGGTACGCCCATCTCGAACCCGAAGTACTCATACGTGGGCAATGACTGAAAGAGTGACTTGAGTTGATGGGCAAATTGTTTCACTCTATGCTTTGGTATATAGAAACGAACATCATCATGCGTCATGCTCACTATCTCCCCACCACGGGGAAGGATGGACTTCCGTCCGGGGATAAGACCGCAGATGATCACCATCGCGAAATGAGCAAAGTCAACGGCGGTGCCTTGAATGGGTGAATTGACGGCCTGCCTCAATGCCTCTTCGCGTATACCCTTCACCTCTGACTCGATATCGGGGAGCCTTCTCCTCCGCCCGAACAACGTCTCAACATATCCATACTCCATCGCTCGCGCCTTCTGCCGCCTCTGCATAGCCTCCATCCTGGGGAATACCTTAAAGTAGTCGAGCTTGAATTTATGGGCATCCTCTGGTGTGAAGATGATTCCTTTCTTTGGTGATGAAAGATTCTTGGCCAATGTATCATCACCAACGCAGTAAAGCACACCGAAGTTCACGGTCTTACTGCCCTTTCGCTCCTCCTTGAAGTTGGGAATTTCATCAGGCTCAGTCCCCTCAGGATAGCCGAGGCGCTTGAGTGTCACCATCGTATGAACATCACGACCTTCCCGGAACCATCGCTCCATCGTCTTTTCACCGGCAATCTCAGCGCCAACCCGGAGCTCAGCCTGACTGCAGTCGAAGTTCACGCATACTTTCCCCGGGGGAGCTATGAACAACCTTCGTATCCTTTTCTTTATTGGTGGGTCATAATCACCAACATCAGCCCTGGGCAGATTCTGAACGTTCGGTTGCTCACAGGATGATCTACCGGTAACAGTACCATGTATCTTGAATGTCGGATGAACCCGATTATCAGCATCCAGGAATTCAGCCATCCCCGTAATGAATGTTGAGGCGAGCGTCTTAGTCTTCCGGTGAGCGATCAACTGAAGAGGAAAATCTCTATGCCTCTTACCAAGAGATAGATCGATGAGTACTTCCTCACCGGTTTTAAGAGAGCCTTTCTCAGTCATCCAATTCGGCTTATGCTTAAACCTGAACCCATGCTCTGACTTGAAGAGCAGATCAGCCATTTGTGGCTGGGAGTTGAAATTGATCTCATACTCACGCCGGCTCTTGTTATCGCTTGACCTTCTCTCCTCATACCGTGCGCAGATTTTATTCGCTCTCATCCCCTCGATCTGCTCACGTAAAAGTCGTTTGAATCTCTTATCCAATTTATGGAGATAGTGAATGTCAATCTGAACCCCGGAGATCTCCATGCGTGCGTATACGCGTATGAGCCGTACGATCAACTGATGATATAAGTTGTTGAGCGATGGGATGGCTTTAAGCTGACCTATGAATATCTGAGCCAATTCATACGTGGCTCTCGAGTCGGTGGCATTATATGGGGCAAGTAATTCAATCGGAACATTACGTGCATTCCCATCATACAGACCGGACTTTTCAACATCGTCCCAGTATGCCCCGTATTTGCAATGTTGAATTGACAACGATTTAAGATCATGTCTTTGATTCTCATCCAGAATGTAGTGGGCCAGCATGGTGCAGAATATGGGGTCACTCGGGTCGATGCCCATTCTCAATAACCACTTCAGCTCGAACTTAAAGTTATGAGCTACTTTCAGTATCACCGGGTCAAGGAAGAGCATATTCTCGAGGATAGTCCATACATCGAATATATCACCCTTAGAGAATGGAGATGATTTGTGACCGAGAGGGATTACATAGTTCCTATCTTTGTCGAATGAGATGGCACAGGTAAGAACCTTGTCCTTTGGCCCCCAAAACCTCAAGCTCGTAGTTTCAAAGTCGAAGGCGAACATCCTGTTCTTACCAAGACGATGGATGTCATTACAGATATGCTCAACATCACGTACTCTAGTAATAAGATCATAGTTGACTGTGCTCCTTCGAGAAGCCTTTGGGTCAAAGGCTCGATATATATCTTCGGCGAACGATGACAGGAACCGGGGAGATCTAAGTACACCAGCTGGATGAATGGTCGCCAATATCTTAGCCTTCCATCCATCACCAGTGTAGTCGAAGAAGTTGCCTCGGTACTTTGTGATGCCACTTCTACCAGTCAAGGCCTTGAGCGCGGTATTCCCAAGAACGATGATCACCTTTGGCCGGATAAGATTAAGCTCAGCATCAAGGTACTCTCGGCATGCAGCCACTTCATCGGGAGTCGGAGTCCGGTTATCCGGCGGACGACAATGAACGACATTGGTGATGTATACTTCATCACGAGTGACACCAGCCGCCTCGAGTGTCGAATCAAGGAGAGCTCCTGACCGACCGGCAAATGGCTTATCTATGTCATCTTCACGGAGGCCTGGAGCTTCGCCAACGATCACCACTTTCGATTCAAGATTACCCCGACCAATGAGGCATACGGATTGAGCCGTCTTCCAAAGTGGACACTTCCGGCATCCTGCATCCTTAATCTTGCTCCAGCGATACGATAGATCACGCATGGCTCCTCACTTTATCCTGAACCCCTTTATCCAATTTATCAACCCCACACTTTGGACAGCAGATTTCGGATGGGAGTGTTGGCTTATTCCTCTGGGGTTCCATTGGAAACTTCCTCCTCATAATTGATGACGTGACCAACTGACAAGACAGGGCTTATTGATGATGTCGGTGAACCTTCATGGTATGAACGATTGCAGTATTGAAATACTTTCACTCCATTTGAAAGCAGGTATTCAATACCGTCGAGAATTCGGTATGCCTCGATGAAATAGCAGGCGGATATTCCCGAAGCAACGATGGCCTTAGCGCACTGGGGACATGGTGAGATGCTTGTGTAGATTGAAGCCTTATCAATGGAGACACCAGCCCGAGCCGCCCACGAGATGGCATTCAGCTCCGCATGTTGCGTACGCTCACACCCGCACGTGGCGCCTATCTTACATCCAACATCAAAGCAGTGAACCGCCCCCGGAGGGCTTCCCGGGTAGCCTATGCTTACAATTCTATTGTCACGGACTATGATGGCCCCAGCCAAGCCCCGAGGACAGGTTCTCCTCAGAGCGATAAGGCGAGTGATGACAAAGAAAAGTTCATGACGATCAATCCTCCAATGAGCCGTCTTCGGTGGATGGAGGAATATGAGCTGATTGATCAGCTCGCTCTTTGGCAAGTCATGGATGCTCATTTTTGACTCCCTGCCATGCTGTCCATATATGCTCTACCACCAAGAATATCGAGAAGAAGATTCTCGTCCTTCCTAAAGTAATGGAGCGATGATATATTCATCAGGAACCGACCAACCGGGAGCTGAACCAAACCGGCAACATGCTCCAGCATGTAGAGAGCGAGCCGGACGTCGCACCCGAAGTGCGTAACGAAATCAGAGCTGCGCATGTGGTAGATCATATTCAGCCCGATGATATTGCCTTCACGGTCCGTCTCGGAGATGAAGTGGTAGAAGATAGAGCATGGGACACGATCAACTCCCAGTTTCGCGATATCAACATGGGCATCCCAAATAGAAAGGATGGCCTGTCTGGTAGTGGGATGCTTTCTCAGCTCAGTGATGACTTGTCGAAGCTGAAGACGGATGCGCTCGTTGTATGTGTATGAAAACTTCCCCCGGTTCCTTTCCATAAACGGAGCCCAAACATTGTGGCGAAAGGTCCAGGCCTTCCCGGGGTTCATATAGACCTGGCTGATTCTTTCCTGAAACTCCGCCGATGCCCACTCCGAAACGACCTGACGTGAACTCTGGGGATAAGCTGAAAACAACTGACCAGCATCACGCCACCTCTTCAAACAGAATGAATAGTTCATCAGCTCTTTGGTATCATATTCTATTTCACCAGCGAGCTGAATGTCCTGAACAGTGGCCGTCCTCCTCATACATCCCATTTCATATAGGTCTCTGGCCGTCTCTCCCATCATATCAAGACAGTTGTCATATATCCTCATACGTCCTCCTTTGTACATCCACAAATATAAAATGCATTCTACTTCGTACGCAGCTCAATTGGCGAGCACATACTGCAGGAGCCGCCCACCGAAATAGAGTATGAACAGAGTCAGCGATATGAGACCGAATACTCTGGACGGCTTATCATCGCGGATGAAGTTCATAGTACACCTCCTTCAAACAATGGTGATACCCCCCGCTCGGTAGCAAATGATTCCCCGGTGATGAATGATAAACGTTCTTTGGTAACTCCGAGCGACGCGAGAACTGGGCTGACCTTGTCGACGACCACATCGAGTTCGCAATCATCCGACCATAGATATTCACGTATCAGGTCGGCATCCTCATCATCCAGTAATGACATGATGTATAAGAGAGATAACTCGAGATGAGAAGATGATAGACCGAGGATGTCAGAATCAACCATCTCCTCGGTTAGATCTATTTCAATGATATCCTTTCTCGGGCGCCACTTTCGAAGGAAGCCATAAAACTTCCGTGTGACTGATTGGATGCTCAAACCAACGATCTCCTCGAATGACTTCGTCATCTCGTACCGTTTGATGACCTCCAATACCTTGAGCACACCTTCCTGATAAAGATCATCGGCATCCCCGAGATAACCTACCTTAAACCTCCTTGACATCTTGATGATTAAACCTTCGACTCTCCTTAGCACTTGGGCCTTTTCACTCGCCGTTAAGCCTGGCATCTTTCACCTCCTTATCTTATGCCATACTCATAAATATAAGGCTTCAAAAGGCCATGTAAATATAAAAAAAATTATTTTTTCACCTTGCGAGCCAACGGCTTAGAGAACGACAAAAGGCAATTGAGCAAGTGAACCAGTCGATCATCCGACGAAAGAATGGAGAGCAGAGAGCTGAGAAGTTTATTCATCCCATTGTTACCAATACCAAGATGATGCATCATATCGGCTCGGCGCATGTTCCGGCCATATATGCACCTCGCGATGTATCTGAGCTTCGGGTCTTTGATTAGACTGAGATCAGTATCTATGTTCGATTGATTATGATAGGTAACGTATACGGCCAGAATATAAATCACGTCATTCGAAAGGTTATAGAATGTCTTCAGACTCTTCACGCTCATCGTATCCATCATCGCCAAGTAGCCCTTCCTCAACGAATGAAAGATAAGTGCCGATCTTTCTCGATCAGTTAAACAATCAACGCTTCTAGCCAACGCCTCATCATCCAGAATGCTCCGCCCCATCGATTGCTCGAGACATTGCATATTCACGCTAAGCCTTAGAATGTATTCATCACTATAACAGTTCGACATATCCAATCTCCAACTCGACTGACATCAATCTATTAAACATGAATACTTCCACCACCACGAATCTACTCCGCTTCGAGTCGATAACTATGCCACTAATGCCGTCGAAGTTCTTATCCCTCAACAACACCTTACGTCCAACTAAGTGTACCAATGAATCTACGGACACGTCATCGCGCGTACGCGCACGCTCAGCTAACGCTCGCACGCGAGCCATCTCACCAACACTGATGCATTGATATAAACCATCTATGGTTCTAAGCGGACGCATACCGAAGGCGGCTGTAATAGAATCCATGCACCACATAGCATAGCGATATCTGAAGAACACGTAGTCAAAAAATAATGGGTAGGTTGAATACCGGGAATACCTTGAACCCCAATCGGACCTGCGTATGAAGGGGCAAAAGTATTCTACCCCTCTAGCCCTTTTCATATTCGCAATCATCCCCTCAAACTTATCTTGATTGCTATATATAAATCTACCTACGTGCCACGGGGAAATGGTCGCAGGCTTTTGCTTTGTTCGCTCTCTCTCTTTTCCCCAATTGCATCGCATCGCTCTCCTCCCAGACAATCCTGAATACGTCCATGTATGACGGCCTTGTGAACGAGCTCCAGAGCATGATAACCAAACCAGCCTCGGATGCCATTAGTACGGGCAATGGCTTCTTGGGCCTTGTATACATCCCCACCAAATTCAAAAACATTGGTACCCGCATCGCTACGTAGAATTCATCGCGAGGCATACCGTTTGACCTGAACACCAAGAGAGGCTCCCTATTGCACCTCCGTCCATCCGCCACTGACTGACTGAAATGCTCAATGATCTTGTTGGATGATGGAGACCGTAACAGACTAGAGAAGTCGTAGGACTGGTTGAACTTCACCTCTACCGAGAAGGGGAATATCTTTTTTATGCGAGGTCCAGGTACGATGTCTCCGGTGACTCTTTGGTCCTTACGCCAACGAAGTCCACCAGAGTTTGGTGTCCTGTTAAACTTGAACCCCGTCCACTTCTCCAATAACTTTGCCACCGCCAGCTCAGCCCGCTTCCCTTTCTTTCTGGGGTTCTTCATCCTGCCTCCAAACGTGAAACGCCATTCTCTTTGACAACGGTCAATACGTTGTCGACTACATCACGAAAAACGGGAAGGTGTGATATCACGAATATAGTACTCGAGCTGAAAGTACTCAAGAGCTTACCAACATCTTCTACCCCCTCAGCATCCAATGACTCGAATGGCTCATCCAAAATCAACAAGTCGATTGAATGCCCACCACGATTTCGAACGAGCTCCCGCAGGGCGAAGGCCTGGCAAAGCTCCACTCGTCTACGTTCTCCACCTGACAATGAACCCAAACTGCAATCACGGCCATCGCGACGGCAGCGTACAACAAACTGACCAGACTCTTTTATCTCCAACCATACTTCGATGAAGTCACCGAAGATGGTGCGAATGAAGTTGCCCATAGAAGCGTTAAGCGACCTGATTGCCTCATTCAGAATCAGATTCTTCATCCCCTTATCAGACAAACCTCGCTTCCAAAATTCAAGATCACACCGCTCTATGGATAAACGATTAGCTTCCTGAACAAGGTCGCTAACGGAGCGTTTCGCCTTCCTCGACATAGCAGTTATCCTGGAGGCTACCTCCGGGGACACTGGACTACGATGCGCTACCTTTGAAAGCAATGGAACCGAATGGTTGACCTGGTGTCCAATCGCATCCCTCAATGACAGAATGGCATCGTACCAAACACGAACATTTTCATTCACAATGTTAAGCTCACGCTCAAGATAGCTCAACTCCACACGAAGCGCCGAAAGACAATGCTCATTCATCCGATTCAGTTTGATTTCACTTTTCTCCCGACGCAATTGGTCAATGGTCAATGAAAGTCCATCCATTCTATGCACCAAGGACTCTCGGTATTTTGCCTGAGCTTCCTCTGGTAAACTCTGACCACATGTCTCGCACCGTACTGTCTTAGGATTGAATGGACTACTAATACGACGTAGCTCATCCAATGCTGCATGGAGTTCTCGCTTTACAATAGGAAGACTCCGGCATTTGTATACTTGAAACGAATTGATATCATTACGTATTGACGCTACCTTAGCCTCCAGAATACCCTGATCAATGGTGGGGTTGAATGGAAGTATGGATTTCAATGATGCAACGATTCTTTCCTCGTCACTGAGTATATCTTCGCAGGCTGCCAATGCGGAACGAATGGACAGCGCTCTTTGATCTCTCGTCTGGCGCAGGATAAACTTCATCTTCTTCTTAATGAATGAGGACCGCTCCCTAGCCAACCTTATCCTATCACCGATCACGGATAGTTTACTGATGACTTGCAATAACCTTGAATGAGCTAGTTTATATCCATCATCTATCCAATGCAGCTCAAAGATCTCATCAAGTATATCCTTCTTCATCCCATCACTCGCCTGAAGAAAGCGAGAGATTGCCCCCTGACCAAAAATGACCGAATTGATGAAGGTATCGTAGTCGATGGAAAGTATTGAATTGAGTATGAGCTGAGTCTGGGAAACGTTGCTTCCGGAGATGTCATCCCACTCACCACGACGGATGAACAGTGATAGGTTATTCCCATACTTCTTGTGACACCTAGCCCTACGCACCAGGTAGTTCTTACCGTTGATTCGCATCGTGATGGCCACAACGCAGTTTTTTCCAACTCCATCATTTACTACGTCCCCAACGGGGATGCTTCTAACGGTCCGCCCGAATAGTCCCCAAACAATGGACTCACAGAATAGATTCGACTTACCAGCCCCATTCGACCTGACATGTTTACTTCCTACGACCAAGCCATCGATTAGATATATGCCACGATGAACATCCAATGAAGCCGACTTGAATGACATGAAGTTGGTGACGGATATATTTTTTATTCGTATGCTCATTTATACACCATCAACCAAGCTCAGCCCAACTTCCACCAATCTCTTTCTATCATCACGGTCATCAACCAACGACCTAACGTACTTTCTTAATATCCACTTCCTCCCTTTCGACAATGAATGAAGAATGGTGCCACCATCTATGGATGGTCTGAACCCTCTTACTACCTGGACGTAATCATCCTCTCCAACAACCTCCGTCTTATCATCTGCTGGAAGTATAACTCGATAGTAGTTGCCATCCTTCTTAACATCTGATAATGATGCCACGGTAATAAACCTGGGAGACTTGCCGTCCAACGAAATTCTTCTCAACCTGGAAAGATCATCGGTGTCGATGATGCTGATTCCACTACGTCCCGAATCACCGAAGTTATGTTGCATTGGCGAGCCAAGAATATGTACGTTGCCCTGGAGCTTCTGGTGGAGATGTATGTCACCGAACAGAGACAGAGCAAATGTTTTCCTACACATGCCCAGGCTCAATCCCTTGTTCGTTCTACTACCTGAACCGGACATCTTCGCCCTTAGTACATGCGCGTGGGCGAGTAGGACTCTGGATGACTTACTATGCTGCGGATGGATAACACTCAATACATCGGCATCGGTTAGATTCGACAGCCCAGGGATGCAAACGAAATCAACCACATTAGATACTACGATAGTGCATGGACCTGAGACAACGTCCCAACCGTAGTTCCGTAGGAAGGATATTGACTCTGGACCACCGGACAGTCGGTAAAGATCATGATTCCCAGCAATAGCCAACCTGAATGACGGCAGTCGTTTGCCATACTTCTCAAACACGGCCATGGTAGAATTGAGGGTATCAACATCAACTGCACCACGCTGATGGAACAGATCACCAAGGAAGATGATACCGTCACACCTTTCTTTGATGAATGTTCGAAGAATTACAGTGAGTACGTGAAGCCCAGATACCAATCGACGCCGACCATCCTCACCACAGAACTGCCTGAATTTGTGAAGATGAAGGTCATTGAATACACCAAACCTCATTCAGTCACCTTATTGAATAGACCAGATTTAATGGTCCTCCAATTCTTCCAAGCCTCTACACGATCAGCAGGAGGCACAAGAACCAGTTTATCCATCGGCGTAGAAAAACTTACGCCTCCAAAAAGTCTTCGCACCAGATTCAACTTCACCCGTCGATGCTGAGCGAACTTTATCTTTTTGCAACCATCCTCCGTAAGATGATTAGCAAGGAACCTGCGAAGGTGCCTGGAGAGGATGCCCAGATACCCCGGATGGTCCGGCGATAGTCTCCTGATCACCTTACCATGCAGGTTGAATACGTCCCAACCAGCGACTATGAAAACGGCGCTTTGGAATAGAATGTCACTGACAAAGGTGATCTTCCAATCCCATCTATCGATTTCATCCTCACCAACTACGTACCCGATTATTCGGCGGTAGAAGATTAAGTCAACGAGCATCCGTCTAGTAACTTCTGATACGCGATTGAATATCACAACATGAAGCTCACCGAGTTTTGAACCTGGCTCCTTCCGTTGCGCCTTTCTGAGAGGAACGAAGGTGAAGCTCATCCCGATGAGACATTGTCCGTTAACACTCTTCCGTGATTTGAAGGACATCCCCAATCCAAAGTAGGATATGTTCGCTTCTATCTTTGAGCGGTAAGTCCGACGAATGAACTCCAATTGGTCCCAATCCAGGTAGGTTCTTATCAGCCCGCTCCACTTGTTTGAACGGTAGAATATGAGCTTCCCGATATCAGCATCAATATAGGGAGACTCGAATGTTATGATGTTATCAAATGATACAGCTGAGACTCCCTTAACCTTGTCACCAGGAAATCGGCTTGGGGTAATGAACCGATCATTGACATCGAGCCAAAAGTCATAGAAGTTTTTATAGTGTGCTCGAATCATCAGTCCTCCATCAATACCCTGACTCTTGCCGGAACTTATTCACCTTGAACTTTTTGTAGTACATGTCGTACACATTCTCAGCCGTCAGTCCCATACGGGCTAGTAGTCGTAGGAATTGGTTGAATGTTGAAAGTAGCAATTCAATGTACCGTCGTTGATCAGTGATCATCTGCGTAGTCTTCCAAGGCTTATTCTTCAGTATGTTCATCGCCTCCCCCAAACTGCACATGAACCGACCAGCTTCTATAAGATACGCCTCCCTGAATGATACCGTCCCGAAGACTGGATAGGGTAATTGTTTCAATCGGCCCAATGCCAAAGCCAAGTACTTGGGGCTGGGGTCAAGTATACCTTTCGGTGTTAGGGTAAGAGTGTTATCACGAAAGAGAACATCCAGCTCCGCCCCACAATGCCAGATAAGACTATCACGAGTAACCCCGGAGAAGATGTATAACTCGATAAGGAAGTGGATGGCATCACCAATCTCCTCAAGAAAAAGAATCTCATTATCCATAATGCGATCTTGGTCAACCAAGGACAATGATTCCTTCAAATACCCGTCGGCTTCACCGAGCTCCTCAATCACCCGCCAAGCGAATTCACGGAGGAGCTTCTGGTTCTTCGGAACATCCAAATCTATGGGCAGTTCGGGAAGACCCTCGATAGAACGGTACCTTTCAATCAGCTCGGATTGATGGTTGAATATGCTGGCAATGATGTCGTCGGGGTACCCCTCAGTTTTGACTGATCTTGAGTCCATGGGTAATCACCTCCCAAAATATAATGTTTGTATTGAAGCAACCGATGGGATAAGGGTACACTGAAAACTCGAAGATGGCTGGATTGGCTGGACAATGCATCACCAAGTCTATCACCTCAACCAATGATGGCTCCGGATGATATCTCCATCCATCCCTGCGGTAGTCACTGACCATTCTGTAAACCGGGACCTTACGAGACCAAGTAAGATCACGTACATTTGAACCAGGGCCTACAACCTCTAACAGGAAGTCGAACCTTTCTGTTATGATCGAACCGGAGAACGTTGAGTCGTGGTAGTCTATCCCCTTTGAAATGAGAAGTGGAGCCGCATCAAATAATTCGGATGATTCAGCTAATGACAATGCCTCTTCAATAGAGATACCAACACGATGAAACCACGAGTGGCCAACGGGCTTATCCGAACGAATGGAGATGGAGTTATACCCGAATCTCTCATGCAGAGTTTTAACGGTATTGATATATATGGATGGGAATGGTATGAATATATGATCACCATCCGGAGGATGATCAACAACATGATAGAGTGGGGCATTGAGTCCCCACTCTATCAGTCTCTGAACCCGGGCGAGTTTACTTTCCGGACCAACAGACATGTCCGTCCTTGGTGCGAATGGCTTCCTTGCTCGCGATGGCGGACCGAATCGTGGACATCACCCGGGTCCGTGAACCGCCATCATCATAGTCAAAGCCCTTATCGACTTTCGTGACAAGGTCCTTGGCCAGGATGCCTTTCTTCCCGGCAGCCTTGATCAGACCAATGATGTACGCCCTCCGGCTCCCTTCACGGGGACCCTTGGCTTTCTTGGCCTTCTTCTCGGCACGCCGTTCTTTGCTGGGCTTGGCTTCTTTCTCTTTCTTACGTTTCTTGATTGACATAAATGGCCTCCTTTCAAGCCGTGTTAAAGTATGTCCATCCATTAGTATAAAATGCACGTCCAATCAAAATGGAAAAACTATTTTTTCCACCTCGAATTTATTATCTCTGTATATCCCCTCCCTCTTCTTTGAATGATCTAATAGCATAGGGTATCTATCAACGAAATCATATAGAACCAAAGAGGTTTTATTCTCCGACCTTCTCAGACCACGGCCAAAGAATTGAAGAACCGTATGAGGAGCTTTACCGCCACAAGCATAAATGAGAACATCTATCGAAGGGATATCAACTCCCTCTTTCCAAATCATGGTAGTGATTACTACCTTTTGTTTACGTGACTCGCATTCATGCTTGACTCGAATGCGAACCTCGGTACTATCATCCCCCGATATGAATACAGAGTCAATGCCATCAACCTTGAGTTTATCACGAAGGAACCGACCATGAGAAAGATTATTCACGATGATCAAAACAACGGAGCCTTTGTCAAGTCCTCGGATAATGGATGATATCGTTGAGCACCTTGGCTCATTGTGAATAATACAAGCATCGTATAAATCCCGGTGAAGCTCAAGTCGAGCCGTACGAATTTCGCGCTCGAGCTGGGGACTCGGATGAATATACATATCCCTGCCCATTGAAGAGATCTGTTCCTTCCTACTTTCATACCAATCGGGCAGGGCGACTTGACCAGAGTCGTACTTGGCAAGGATGATTGTTGGGGTAGCTGACACGCCAAGACGCACAAGCTCTTTATTATCTATCCCTTTTCCAACCATCCTACCGAACATCCCTTTCAACTTGATTCTTCGTATCTTATTCAACTCGTACCGTGCAGTACCAGAAAGGGCGACCCTGAAGTAGGCTTGGTGAAATTGATTGATCACTACCGCCCAACTATCGGCCGGAGCGTGATGCGCCTCATCCACAATGACCATGCGGAAGTAGTTGGTCAACTGTTTGAACTTATCAGATTTCCTTCGAGAGTATAATGTCGTAACCATTGCAATGGTTATCTTCTTAACCTTCCACTCTTTCGATGAAATGATGCCAACGGATGATTCCCCAAAGTACTGACAATACCACTCGTAGATCTGCTTCAATATCTCTTGCCGATGACAAAGGTAGATCACCGGGACATTAGCTCCGGATATGATGGCCGCGGCAATCAAGCTCTTCCCGGCATTAGTGGCTACGGCAATGATACCCCTAGGAAATGGCAGGCCCCCAACAGTCTGCTGAAGAAGTACATCGGCAATGCCATATTGATAATCCCGTAGTTTCTTATCACCGATGACACGGGGGGCTGAAGAAACAGGGAGAACCTCTCGCTCATCGATGAGCTTGAACCGCATGCCTCGATGATGGAGGAATTGAATAACACGAGGCAACAACCCAGTTGGGAATATGCGATGCTTTAGAAAGCAGACATTCCCATCCCAAATACCCGTACGATACGCTGGCGTATACTTCGCCCCCTCATCCATCACCGTAAGAAGTTCCTTCACGGCAAACACTTCTGTGATTGAACCTTCAACGTATACGCCAATGTTATCGGCAAGCACTTTCAGTATCATTACTTCCTCCGCTTTTTCATCCTCTTGATACTGTCCCAGTAAGCTTGGTCTTTCGTTTTCAATTTCCCCCTGAGCCTAGACCGTCCCCGCTTTTGGTAGATGTACTGCTCAACACGATCGATGGCTTTCTTTGTTACCATGTTCTGAAGTCGGGGGAACGTGTTGAAGTGCTCGAAGGCCGAGAAGTGTATTCGGTAGAACTCCTCAACCTCAATACGGTACTTCTCAGCCAGCTCAACGATTTGATGAATGGCACGATACTCGTCTGAACCGGAGATGAGCTGAGCCTTGGTTTTAACCCCCGTCAACTTGGACACCATCCGCTGATACAGCTGATAAGCTTCTCTCTCGTCGGGTGTTATCTTCACCACCATACGATTGTACGTTCTATCCAGAAGCTCCTCATAGACTGAAAGGATTCTTGTCAGGTAGGGCGTGCGCCCGCGCTCGGAGAATAGCTTCTCAGCCTCATCGAAGAAAGTCCTGGACCAGATCAAGAACTTGGTGCGATCATAGTCAACCAACTTCAGCAACCCGTTTTTGATCTCAACCAAAGTGGACCACATTCGATCATGCGGTGTGACTCTGGTATGGTTGTATCGCTTGAGTCGATGCTGATGTGTATACCAAACCAATGAAAGCTGCTTGGTCAAATCTGGAGTCTCGTCATAATACTTCGACTTCGGATTCATCCTGGTCGCCAGCTTTGGTGTACGTAGTCTGGAGAGTAGTCGTTGGCGAGATGCTTTGTTCCGACTCTCATACTTTGATATCGTTGTCTTGATGCCTCTCCGCATGTTGCGCTTCAGCGCCTTGATAAGATATCTGAAGTCAGTGTCATCAGGGAGTAATTGATCATTGCACTTTTCATCGAATGTGAGCCGTACCCATCGGCTGAATCTTTTGATGTCATCTCTTCGTGTCACAGCCTACTCCAAATTTCGTGTACTAGATGTGTGTAGATTGGCTTATATATATCTTTAGATATATAAGCAATACAACTATTAGATTGCATTGCCCCTCCGCGGGAAACAAAGGGTAGACGCGAATGCATGACGGAGACGAGCTCCTTCCATCAGTGTAACAGGTGTCGCTCCGAATATCTCAATGGCCGCCAGTCGGAGTCCTGCGGTAACGTCGAAATGGGCAAATGGTGTCCCCGCCCGCTGAATCCATCTGGGCTCCAGGCCAAGCTTCTCCGCGAACGCGATCAGTGCCGCGTCATCCGGGGGGATGGAGAACAGATGCCCAGCCATCTTCAGATACCCGTAGGTTGACTTATGATCATCCACGTAGATCATTTGGGGTTATCCGGCTTGCTGTAGTTGGGCTTAACACGATTCAATGCATACGTTGCCTTGATCTCGATTGTGCCCATGGACGGTATTCCGAATCTACTCTCTTCGGAGAATTCAACCTTGATATGGGGTTCAACGATTCCATTCTCCTCTAAGTGCTCACGGACCCTGTCTTTCAGCTCATCAAGTAATTTGATTCCTGTTAGCATACTAACTCCTTTCGTTGTCCATTAGTATAAAATGCGCCCACAATTTTTTGAATGCATTTTATACAGTGGAGGATTTAATATGGACCGACAACATGATGGAGTGAAATATCCATATTCACGGAAGTTTCAGAGGAAGATTCTATCATTCATCTATCAACACCCGGAGCTCATCCTTAGCTTCGTGTCCATGATCAAGGGTGAATACTTCGCTCCTGGCCTTGATATCATTGCTGATGGAATGGTTCGATTCACAACCAAGTATAAACGCGTTCCTTCCGATGATGAATTGGTCGCATTCATCGGACCAGCTGACTGCACGCTTCAAACAAAGAAGACGATCAAGAGAATAATAAGCATCAAGTCCAAAATGACTATGGAGTTCCTGACCGATCAGCTGAGAGAATTCGCAAAGTACCACGCCGTACGAGAAGCCATCATCAAGGGCGCCGCGATTCTACAGGATGGTGATGACCCAAAACAAATTGTTGATCTCATCTCCAAGTCGATACGTACCGGGGAGAGCTTGACGAACGTTGGTGTTGATCTGGCGAAGGACTGGAAGACCAGGATAATCGCGAGGGAGATGGCTGAAGGTTCTCCGACTGCGGTGTCGACCGGGCTGAAAGGTCTGGACCGCTCGATGAATGGTGGCCTTGATATCGGGGAACTCGGTGTTGTCCTGGGTATACCGAAGGGATTCAAAACGGGTACGTTGGTTAACCTCGGCGTAGCCGCTCTGAATCAGGGGAAGATCGTCGTCCACTACACACTCGAGATATCCGAAGATAAGACGGCTCTCAGGTATGAACGAAGAGTATCAGGATTGACGAGAAAGGACTTGTCCATCCATTGGCGGAAACTCCGGAAGAGCCTTGGCATCGTCAGGAAGCTTGGTGGCAAGCTGATCATCAAAGGCTATCCCATTAAGTCAGCCTCGGTGGTGGACATCCAGGCGCACATAGATCTTTTGAAGTCCAAGGGCATCATCCCCGACGTCATCATCGTTGACTATGGCGATCTCGTAAAGCCGGCTCCGGGGTTCAGAGAAAAGAGAGATCAGCTCTCTCAGATATACATCGACCTCCGGGCGATGGCTCAGTCTAACCGGGCCCGCGTCTGGACCGCCTCTCAGTCCAACCGGAAGGGCATTGGCCGGGAGATCATCGGTATTGAGCACATCGCTGAGGATATTGGTAAGGTGGCCATCGCTGACGTGGTGATCGCCTTATGTCAGACCGAGGAAGAACGCCAGCTCTCCGAACCCCGAGCCAGGATATTCATAGCCGCCAATCGTGAGGGAGAAGAGGGGGGGATTATTTATACCACCATCGACTACGACCGGATGCGAATAAGAGAGGTTGATGTTTAACCTCGGCCAGTACCAATAAAATGTCACGATTTATATTCATAGATTATCGGCCCCCGATTTCATGGACTAGATTACCTTCCATTATTGGCAATCATTATATTCCTTTTCGCTTAAAAAACGTCTCCAAAACGGGGCCTTTTTTTAAGCGTAACTCACTGTATTTCAATGGGTTGTAAGAATCCTAGATTTTTTTTAATTTACTGGTGAATTTCCCTGGACAAGCTTCCGATATATAGGTATAATGATACCAGACAGACAGACAATCGGCTCTTTCAAAACTTAATCGCCTCACTCGGACCGGCCAGGAGAGCGGACACCCGGGAAACCTTAACGGGGAGCGTACCAGGGGCCGACGGTACGACCGGTCAGGAGCCAGGCAAACAATCAGACAACCAACCGCAGCACAGCAATCAGTCGCACCTTTAATAAAACCTTTCATCCTTCGCAGGAGGTACTGAAATGAAAACGCTCGAACAAAAAATCAGCGACATCGCGATCAGCGACGTCATCACAACCAAATCATCCAAACGCTCTGCCATCATCGCCGAGGCGACCTGGTCAGATCAGCGAGTCTTTACGCACCTTAAGGTTTATACAGACGGCCCCGAAAACAGCCGCTGGATAACGCCCGACGAAATCACTTCAGTCTGCTCAGCTCTCAGAGCCGGTATATCAAAACGCTCGACGCCCAGCTCGACCGACTCGAACCTCTCTTCCATCAGCTCCATTCAATACTCCTATCCGCTCAGGCGACCGGCGAAAAGTCCTGGAGGCACAGCGAGCGGAGGGATTCAATTCGTCGATCAATCGCCGATCTCGAGGAGTACCTTAACGCCATT